AAGCGTCTTATCAATATATATATCTTTGTATTTTGCTTGGACGCGATATAGCTTCATGTGGTATTATATATCAAAATGTGCTGTAAATGCAATACTAAGCGTTGTCAAGGCCTTTACACTCAAATCTTATAGCTAATTTATCCTTATTTATTGTTTCTAGACCATAATTTTCATCATTTGCTAGCTCTTTTAAGCTTTTTTGAGATAAAGCATAGCCTGCAATTGCACAATCGTAATGAGTTTTAAACTGATATCCAGGTATAAAAGGATCCACGCATTTACCTGTGATCATGCTGCAAAGATGAAGTATTAAAATGTATTTCATAATCCTATATTATCCTATTTTATTATTTACTTGCAAATCCCATGAAAATGTTTATATGTTTTTACAAATATGTCAAACTTAAACAAAGAGGTTATCATGAATGACAATAAAATAAAAGCTTCTGCGGCACCAGCGGAGAACCTGCAGGAGGCTTTGGTTTTACGACCTGAGTGGGAAATAAAACCGAAAGGACTTGAAGCTGAACACAGCTTCACAGTTCAATTCTCCGAGCTTACACAACTGTTAACATTAACAGTGAATGGAAAACTTTACAAAAGAGTCAAAATAAAAGAAGACACTGATGGCAAAGTTAAATTCTATGATGCGCTTGGACAAGTGCAAAGCAAATTTGATTTGTGGGGGTTGTATGTCAAAAACTAGCAGCTCCGACATTTTCAATTCTTGGGTCGATGAAGTTAATGAAATATTAAATCAATTGCCTAAGACTACTATAACTGGAAATGAAATTGAATATTCAGATGATGAGTTTCAAACTTGCATGAAGAAGTTGGAACAAACTAAATTGAAGTTCGATGACTTTCCAATTTATCCAATCAATGAAAAGATTGCTACTGAGTTAGTGTGGGATCAATTAAGGGGGTACAATGAACAACCTGATAATTAAGACTATACTTTGTGCAATCATGTTTTTAGTTCCTGCTAAAATAATTTTAGGATTATTCGCTGCAGGTCTATATGTAATGTTCTACTAAGGAGGAAAAGATAATGAACAAAGCAATAAATAATAAATACTTTGAAACTACTGATTACAGTAAGTTCAAAAAAGCAAGAGGTAATAGACCTGTTGATGAAGGCCATGTTAAGCAATTGAAAAAATTAATTGCTGCTAAAGATTTATATGATCCTATTCGTGTAAATAAAAATATGGAAGTCATTGATGGTCAGCATACCTTACAAGCTAGAAAAGAACTTGAACTAAAAGTTCCTTTTATAATAATCGACTCTGATGATCCTTTGGATGTTGCAAGACTAAACACAGGTCGTAGGAATTGGTCTTTGGAACATTATTTGGATCACCACTGTGTAAGACAGAAACGTGATTATCAAATATGTAAAAACAAAATGAACCAATATGGTTTAAATGTTGGAGAAGCAATTGTGCTACTTCTTAAAAATGCAACTATATGGAATAGAATATCTACTGAGTTTAAAACTGGTGATTTTAAAATTCCTGCAGGTGGTATTGAAAACATTGATCGAGTTGGTGCGCAGCTGATGCAACTTAGAAAATTTTTTCATGGTATGGATGATACCAAGAGAAGATTGAAACGATCGTTTGTGTACGCTTACATAGTTGTAGACAAACATCCTATGTTTGAGTTCTCAAGGTTTAAGAAAGCCTGTGCAAGTCGATCTAGTTGGTTTTTGACTGGAACTAGTACAAAGGACTATGTGATTATAATTGAGAAAATATATAATGCAGGTCTTACAACAAAGAAAAAAATAAAATTGCTTGATTTCTTTGAGTCAAAAGAATATCAAGAACACTAGGACAAGGAAGGAAAGATGGACATAAATAAATGGAAGTCATGTGCAGTTGATATCGAATCGTACATGATTATAAGAGCTATGGGTAAGAATGGTTTTAGAAGACCTGGTAGCATGATCGCTAAGCTTGTTGATGACGAGGTTAAGAAGATTGCTAAAAAGGAAGGCAAGCCTTATGAGTCCATGAAACAGAATTTACTCTCTGAGGGCAAGAAGCTGCTCAACGGTAAATAGATCCAAGGTTGGATGGTTAACCTTTAAACCGATGGGATCGAAGAAGGGCCGGGAGACTGGCCCTTTTTTTATACTTGCAATCTAAATTTAAATAACTTAATAATCAATTACGTATTCCTAAGCCTAAATGAAAAAGTGGGGCTCAAAACACTTTATTTTCACCGAACAACGAATCACAAGTTTAACTTTTAATAAAAGGATATTTTGTGGGTAAAGCTGTTAAAAAAAGCAGTGAAGAAGCATTAGACCAGGCGTTGGACAAGCTAGTAATGGTGTGTCCAAACAAAAAAACTTATGATGAGTTAACTAGTCTGATGTTTCAGTTGTATTGTGGAAATGACTTTGGTTTAGGAAATTTCAGTCTTTCTTTTCTCGATAAAATTGAGAAGAGATGGATGACAGGTCGCAAAGCTGTAGCGCAAGCTAAAGGCCTTAAGCTTGTTGTCCGAAATGTGTAACCACGGTGCATTATCCCAATCCATATCTTTTCCCGCATCGTGGTTATGCAAATGGAATACAAATCATCTAAGGAATTAGCCCAAGAGACCATCATTTATGCTAGTGGGATGGAACCAATGGATCGTAATGATTTCATAGATTTAATTTGTGATCAATATTTAGTTTTAAAGCATAGCCACTCTGGACGAGGTGTTCCAAGATATCCTCAACGTGAGGTCAAAAAATTTGCTACATTGCTCTCCAAGCTTGTTAAAAAATTTGGGAATTAAGTTAAGTATGGAACTTATAAAACCCAAAGTAGTTTCTGAACAGAGACTATTCCAGGCCATTATTGTGCAAGCTCTGGAAGATGTAATGAATAACTCAGGTTTTAAAAAAGAAACTTATTGGAAAGAAGATGCCTACAAATGGTTTTTAGGTAATTCTAATGACTTTCAAGATGTGTGTTGGTCTGCTGATATGGATCCTGATATGGTTAGAGGCGAATTTCTTAAACTTATTAAAACAAAAAAAATTAAATTTACAGAGCTGCAGAAGTCATGGCTTAACTATCGAGAATTATATAAAATGTATCGAGAGGCTGGTACGAAGGAAGAGAGGCGTGAAATTAAAAAAGATATTGTAAAGGAGAATGAGAGAAGATTAAACAGAGATAATTAGTCAGGGTGGTCTAAAGGATTTAAACCCCCGGGGGAGATAAGAGAGCAATATTGAACCCCCGGAGGAAATGATCAAAAATATATGCTCATGAATGAACATGATTCAATGTACCATATTCGGTATTCGGTGTCTAATTAAATGTAGTTTGGAATAATTCTAAAGTGATAACGGCCACCGGAAACCGAACCAGATTGAGGTTTTCAATGACCGTCAATATTTATAAAACATTTTTACTATATAGATATTACAGAGTAATTAAAATAAAAAAGTGCTTAGGGGGTAAAAGAGGTGTATCTGGTGTATCCGAACAAGAATAATGCTTATATATCAATGATTTAAGTGTGTTTTTATGGTGTATCTGTGGTGTATCTATGGTGTATCTGGGATACACCACTCTTGCGGGAACGCAAACAGTTGGTTTTATGGTAATTACATTTAGTCTGAAAAATCTATATAATAAAAATATTATGATGAAAAAATTAATATTTAAGACTGCTAAGGCAGCTTTTAAAACAGCATTTAGAAAACATAAAAGTGAAGTTAGACGTTCTAAAAAAGTAGGCACTCCTGTTGTACCATATAATTTAATTAAGGCAGATATCAAAAGAAAAATCAAAGGAACTAAGTTTACATCAGCTGCTGAAATCAAAGCAACGCCAGGATTGAGAAGAAGAATTTTTACAAGAATAGAAAGATCAAAGAGATCAAAAACTTCTGGTGGTAGACCACAGATTTTTGGTAAAGCTTATGCTTCTGATAAGAGAGGTAAAGGATTACAAATAAATCCTTTGAGTAAAAAAGATAGAATTAAAATACAAGATGAGATATCACAATCAGTAAGAAAGTTTTTAAAAAGAAGAAAAGATGAACCGCAAAGCTTTAAATCAGGTGGTATGAAAAAAATGTTAATTGGTGGATTACTTACAAAAAGTATTAAAAGTGCTGCTAAAAGATATTTTAAGAGTGGTAGAAAAACTTCAGAAATTCTTAAAAAAGAAGGTGGTACAAGAGCAGAAGCTAAAAAAGATGTCAGGTCAGGTATAAGAAATGAACTTAAATCAGATTTTAAAGTTGTAGATAAAAATTTTCAAGCAGATAAAAATAATCAATTGATAAGAATGAAACGTAGAATTATTATATCAGATCTAAATAAAATTAAATGAAGAAGAACGCACTCAAAACAGAACTAGAGCTTACACCTAAACAAAGAATGTTTGTGGAGATCATGGTATCAGAGCATGGATCTATTACACAACATGAAGCTTATAAAAAAGCAGGGTTTAGTGCTGCTAATGAAAATAGTGCTAAGTCATGTGCATCACAATTATTAAATAGAAAAATTAATCCTCACGTTGCAAAATATTATGACAAAAGATTTGAACAAGAAGTAAAGAAATACACTGGAGATCAGTTACGAAGATATAAAAGATTAGAAAGAATTGCAGACAAGGCAGAGTCAGACAAACAGTATGCTGCTGCCATCAATGCAGAATATAGGTCTGGGCAATTAGCAGGTCAATATGTTGATAGGAAAGAAGTAACAGTAACTGGTTTGGAGGGTATGTCACGTGAGCAACTTGAAAAGAAATTGGAAGAGTTATCGAAAAAAATCGATGGCTACAACGCCAAGACGATTGAAGTTGAAGCAACAGCTGTCGAAAAGTAGTTGGTCAGAGTTTATTAAGTTGTTCAATGCTAAACATAATCCAATGATGACATCAGTTGGAGTAGTAGAGGTAATAATTGATGAAAAAGAAAATAGCAATTCCTAAAAAAGTTAAGTCTGAAATAGATAAGTATCCTATGGTGTCTGTAGAATGGTTTGACATAGTCTCGGATTCAAGTTGGTCTACATTTGATCAAGTAAGAAAAGCTAAGCTGGCCACCTGCATCACCAAAGGTCATCTCCTGTCTCAAACAAAAGGTGTTACTAGATTGTTTGGAGATTACTCATTTGCAGACAGTGGTAAAGAAATTGAATCAATCGGAAATACAACAATCATACCTAACTCAGTCATCAAAGAAATTAAAAAGTTAAGTTAATATGAAACAAGAAAGTGCGTTGTGGAATAAGGTTAAAAAGAACTTAACTGATATGTTTCTAACTCGCATAGAATCTAGCACAATCAATGGTATTCCTGATGTACATGGTGTTGCAAAACAAGGAATTTTTTGGATAGAACTTAAATCTGATAATGCTAAATATCCTAAACTAAACAAGTGGCAAATAGTATGGATTAATAGATATATTAAAGCTGGTGGAGTAGTATTTATACTTCATGAGAACTTGGGCGAAGCCCTCTCGAAGAGACGCCTTAAACTGTACAGACCGGTGTCCGCGTTCACGGATCCTCGTACACTGGTGCCCTCGTTCTCGTTCTCGGTCACTGGCCAATGGCCGGACCTGCAGCGTGCCATCCTTCAGGAGCTGGCGCAGCGTGATGCTGAAGCTCGGGTGGCTTAACCTCGCTCTCGTTCCCTGGCTACGTTACATTTTACCTCTTTGTTAGCGTAGCCTGGGAACCAGCAGCAGGATCTCGTTCCGAGATCCCGTTTCTCGTTCTCGTTTTTCGTACCAAAGTTTACCCCCGTGCAGCACGCAGGGGACTCCAGACTGGCGTCAGGAGAAGTTCCCGTTGACAAAGCTCAACGGATCGGTAATGTCGTAAAAGGAGGTAAGATATGGCTGTAGATTTTGAAGCATTAGATTTCGTTCGGAGTGAGAACAGATCTCGCACATACAACAAGAAGTTAGACGAGCTCCAGCAGCAGATGAAGGAGCTCACAAGTCTGGTAGAAGCTGTGGTACGCGAACTACCCGATACAAAGAAGTGGTATTACGAAGAACGCCTGAAGAGAATCTCGAAAGAAAAGGCTTGACATTTATCCCATCAGGTCTTATGTAAGGTCTGCATGTGTTACCACGACAACAAAGTGTGTATAGGAAATGGGTAATGCCAAACTTACGGTTCACACCACATGCAGTTAACTTACAAGGAGAGCTACATGAAAACTAAACTTCGAACACTAATTAAAGATCTTAATGCAAAGAATGCACCACCGGATGGTTGGTCCCCTTCGGACCGTGTGCAGGACAAACCTGAACCTGGTAAAGTATACGCGCTTACTGGCGGCCCCGGAGCCCGATGCATCGCGAATGGTAACAGCTGGTCAGAGTCGGAGGTCTCGCCTGAGCAGCAGGATCCAGGAGAAGCTAAGTGACAGTAGCTCTCGTCTGGCTGGTGATGCTGATCCTGTTTCCCACATTCACGATGGTGGCCAGCAGCATCCTTCTCCTCTCGCTCGTTGGAGTCTTCGGATGAAGCTCGTTCTCGTCTCGGACGGGAAGGCACATGCAGCTGGATCCAGATGGCACTGGGGGCAGCACGGCAGGTGCTGGTAGCTCTGACGCCAAACCATTTGTCATTTGCCTTTCTAGTTTAGAATTATTCTAAAAGATAATGGTTGCGTTGTTCGGTGGGATTTGATAAGAGAGGCGATAAACTTAACAAAGGAGAAGATATGGGTTTAGACCAACACGCACACATAAGAGGACAGAATATTGATTGGGAGAAGTATTATAATGATGATGAATATTCTGATAAGGCAGGTGTTTTCGTTTGGAGAAAACACGCAAGGCTTCAGGAGTTCATGGCTAGGAAATGGGCAGAACAAAATCCAAAGGTAGAAGTAGAGGGTGCTTTAGCACATTTGGGTTTCAATGCTGACCAAGACACACCCTGCTATATGACTGAAGATGTCGTGAAAGAATTAGCAGAACAGATAAAGAAAGGTTTTGCTGACTATCACGCACAAGATGGTTTTTTTTGGGGGCAACAGTTCCAAGAGGAATCCGTTAAAGATTACCAAGAGCAGGATATAAAGTTCTTGAAATTCTGTGAACAAGCAATCAACGAGAAGAAAGTCGTTGAGTATTGGTGTAGTTGGTAATGGCTAAAGATAAAATTAACGAGGCGACTACTGTCGCCTCGTCTCGTTCTCGTGGTGGCAAGTTTGATAAAGATAAAACTA